TTCACATACACATCTACTGGTGTTGAAACAGCAATCGTTGTTGCTGCTGGTATGGAAGCTCTAGTTAATGCCTCTGGTACTTTAGCGGTTACTCACGACGATGCTGCTGCTGATGGTACTGCTACACTTACTCCTGATATTGCTCTAGCTCCATATACTCTTAAGCTTTCTAGTAATATTACAGACGCACTAACTACTACTGAGACTCTTACAGACGCTCTTGGGTTGGTTGATGCGGCTTCTGACTTCTACGGAATATCTACATATACTCACCTTGAAGCTGATATTCTTGAAGTCTCTGCTTATGCAAACGCTGGTAAATTTATCTACGGATACTCAACAGCTAATGCTACGGACAAGACTACAGCCCTTACAGCTATTGGTGGTCAACTAGAAACTTTAGCCTATGACCGTTCTTTCGGTACTTGGGATGAAGAAGCTGGTGTTGGTAATAGTGATGCTACTGAGTATCCTGAAGCTGCTTGGATGGGTGATAGGTTCCCTACTGCACCCGGATCATCTACTTGGATGTTTAAAACTTTAAGTGGTATCTCCGTTGACAACCTTACTACTATAGAGTCCACTAACCTACGCAACAAAAGTATTAATACTTACGAAACTATTGGCGGTGTCAATATTACTCGTGAAGGTAAAGTTGCTTCTGGTGAATATATTGACGTTATTCGTGGCGTTGATTGGCTTGAATCTAGAATGGAAGAAAGAATTTATAGTAGGTTTGTAAATCTTCCTAAGATACCTTATACAAATGCTGGTATTGCAATTATCGAAGCTGAAGTTAGAGCACAATTGCAAGAAGCTATTACAGCAGGGGTTATTGATGGAGAACAAGCTATTATAGTAACTGTTCCTAAGATTTCTCAAATTAGTGTCAACGACAGAGCTAACAGAATCTTACCAGCTATTACTTTTGAAGCTAAACTTGCTGGTGCAATTCATAAAGCTACTGTACGCGGTACTGTTACAGTATAACCGATTATTGGGGGTATGTTTTTGTCCTCTCTCGCACCCTCACGGGTATAGGTATGCCTCCTGCCTAAGAGAGAGAGACATTTATACTTAATTCATAGAAGGAATAATTATTGTGGCAGTAAAAACATATAGCCCTAAAGATATTACAGTTATTGTAGCTGGTACTATCATCACTGGATTTGCAGAGGATACTTTTGTTACACTTGAAAGAGATTCAGACGCATTTGTAAAAATTGTAGGTGCTGACGGTGAAGTAGCACGTTCTGCTTCTGCTGATCTATCCGGTACAATCGTCCTAACACTCTTAGGCACAAGTAATAGTAACGATATACTCTCTGCACTTTCATCAGCAGATCAACTTTCTTTGTCTGGTGAATTCCCGGTTCTTATTAAAGATGAACTAGGTAATTCTCTACACACAGCACCTTCCGCTTGGATTCAAAAGACCGCATCCAAAGAATACGCTGCTGAAGTTGGTGATAATGAGTGGACACTACAGTGCTCTGAATTACTAGAGTTCGTAGGAAGTAACTAAATAACACTAAGATAATAATCTGTATAAGGGTAACAGTAAGACACCTCATACAATAAACGTTCTATTTCAGTGATATGATCCTTGGTATGATTTAAAAAGGCCAACTTAACCTTATTTGGAGGCAAATACATATGACAACTATTATAGAAGATAAAGAAGTAACTATAGGCGAATCAGATTACAGAATACAACCTTTTCCAGCCTTTAAAGGTCTTACTATACTTAAAAAATTAACAAAAATTTTAGGCCCAAGTATGACAGCCCTAATGGGTAGTTCTGATGGAGGAGAAGTTGAAGTAGGTAGTCTTGAGAAAGCTATTGAATTGCTTGTAGAGAATTTTGATGGTGACGGAGTGGAAGCTCTTATAAAAGATTTGATAGGTTCTGTAACTAAAAACGGAAAACCTATTCAATTTGATATTGAATTTATGGCTGACTACGGAAAACTGTTAAAGCTTGTAGCGGAAGTTGTTAAACTTAACTATGCTTCTGTTTTTCAACTAGGCGGTTTTCTCCAAGATTAGAGTCTGAGGGTAAAGAGAAATCGTCGTTACTTCTTAGAATTGAAAAGAAATCAGAATTAAACTGGTTTATTTGGAGGCCCATTCTAGCTAAAGTTGTTACTCTAGAAGAATTAAAAACCTCGTATACAACCCAAGACTTGTATGACTTACATGAGGCTTTAGACATTAAACAGGCAATAGAAGAAGCTGCTAGTGAAAAAGCCAAAAAAGCGAAGTAAATATTATTAATTTAAGAGGTTTTAATGTCTAAGAGTGTACAAATAGCCAGCGTCTTTACCGCTATTGGCTTCAAAGTTAATAAGAAAGATTTAGACAAGCTTCAAAAACAATTAGTCGACCTCAAAAAACAACTAACTAAGTTACAAAGTGTTGCGAAGCTTAATATAAACCCCAACACACAAGGACTGCAATCAGCTCGTAGAGAGCTTATGGGCATTAACAGAGAACTAGCTAAGATAAAAACTAAAGCGATCAGGGTTAATGTTAACCGTGGTACTACAGGTAGCGGCGTTACAGGTAGTAGAGGATCAACTGCTAGAGGTGTAGCTGGTGGTGCTTTTGCGGGTAGTGCTTTATCAGATGCAGGGCAGTTTAGTAGGGGGGCTGGGGCGGTAGGTATAGCCGCTTTTGCAGGAGCTGGTATATTCCAAACTACAGCTAAGATTGATGCTATTAAAAACGCCTTGGGTGCTGCCGCTGGTGGTGCTGAAGAAGGTGCAAAGCAATTTAAATTTCTAGAAGATACATCTGAAAGAATTGGTATTAACTTAATTGATAATGCTAGATCCTATCAAAACTTCTTAGCTGCTTCTAACGCTGTAGGTTTTAGTACAGACAATGCTCAGAAATCTTTTACCGCTACTGCAAGTGCAGCTAGAGTATTAGGTTTGAGTGCTGCGGATACTAATGGTGCTATGAGAGCGATGACTCAGATTCTGTCTAAAGGTACAGTACAGGCTGAAGAATTGAGAGGCCAGTTAGGTGAGAGAGTTCCCGGTGCTGTAGGTATGATGGCGAAAGCTGTTGCTGAGATGCAAGGGAAAACTGAAGTTACCGTACAAGAACTAGGTAAGATGTTAGAACAAGGGGAAATCATCTCTAAAGATGTTATGCCTTTCTTCTCTAAACAATTACTTAAAATGGCAACTGCCCACGGAGCATTAGAACATGCTCAAAAGACTCCACTAGCTAACTTAGAAAGAATGAGGAATTCTTTTGTTAAGTTTCAGGATGCTATTGGTAGATCAAACTTTGTTTTTGAATTATCTTTATTGTTTCAACAACTATCAACTGGCATGAAAGAATCTACTAAAGAGGGTACTATTCTTGGGGCTGCGCTGGGTATTCTGATGAATGTGTTCCAAGCAATAGCTGGGATACTAACAGCATTTCCGGGTTGGCTTAAAGCCCTCTTTGTGATTTGGGGGGCGTTGATGATACCCCTGTTAATTCCTTTATTGGCTATAGCCGCAGTATTACTTTTAATTGATGACTTTATTAGTCACATGCAAGGTAAAGGTGGTTTCTTTACTGATCTATTAGGTGAGGATGGGTTCTTTAAATTCATTGATAGATTTAAGTCTGAAATGGAAGGTATTGCTGATGCTTTTTGGGATAGGTGGATAGAAAATCTTACTTGGATTCCAAGAAAAGGAGCTAAGATAGGTCTAGCCGCAATTAGTGCAATAGCCAACCCTAAACAAGCTTATGATAAAGTCCAAGAATTCAGAGCTAATAGGGAGGCAACTGAAAGGGGTCTTACTTTATTAGTACCTGAGCAAGGCCCACCAGAGGACACTAGAACAATTTTCCCTGTTGGTGGAAGCCCTGTTGAAGTAATCATCTCCACAACAGAAGAATTGTCTGCTACCGTTAAAAAATATGATAGAGGAGGTTAGTCTTGGCTGACTTAAGACAGACACTAAACAGACACTCTTTCTTAGAAAGATCAGATGGTGTAAAGCTATACTTCGATGCAGTTACTCGTAGAACCGATGCTAAAACTGCAAGAGTATCAAATCATCCAGTAGAGAATGGGTTTATTATTTCCGACCATGTACTTGTTGAGAACACTAAGTTGAGTGTAGAGGGGATTATTAGTAATGCTAATAACTCCCTTCTTAACAGAGCGGTGGGTATTATAAGTGACCAAGAATCAGCTAGACAATTCTTGAACGAAGTTTTTAATGCTAGAAAAGTAGTCACTTTAGTAACTCCAGAAGAAATTTATGATAATTTGATTATAACTTCCCTACAATTTACTAAAGATAAACCTACCAGACAAGAAATTAACTTCTCTTTGAGGTTAGAA